ATTATTTCTTTGTTTGCCATGTTATTTCATTTTTAATTATTTCTAATTGTGATTGGTAAGCACCTATAACTCCAGCAAGTTCAAACACTATTTCGTTAAATGGTTTAGCCATTGCAGCATCGTATCTTACTTTATTTTCTGCTTGGTACTCTTCGATTTTCTTAATTATATTTTCCATTTTATTTAAGTGTTGCTTTTAATTTATCTTTTAATTCAATAACTTCTTTGTTAGCTTTCTCATTTGGATTTAAAGCCATGTAAACGCTTTGTAATTCAGCAAGTGTGCTAACTACTATCAATTTACTTTTGGCATCCTCAAAGTTAGTTTGTGCTATCGGTGCAGCTGGCTTTTGACTATCCGCATCGCTTTCAGTTTCATCAATTAAGAATAAACCATTTAAAGCATATTTGCGAGAGTAACTGCTTGCAGTTCCTGTTGCCTGTTCGGCACTCATTCCTTTGTGTTCAGCAAGTTCAGCATAACCGTAACAAATAGTTTCATTTAGCTTTGCGGTTGCTTTTAAGAATACTTTATTACCAATAGCTAATATTTCATCACTAAGCGTTAAAGTAGCGTTATACTTCAATAAAATAGGTTTAACAGCTTCTAGTATATCTTCTGCACTTCTATACTTGTATTTACCAAAAGCGTTAACGTTTGTCTTTGGTACTTTTAATTCGTTTTGTATTTTTACTAAATTTTCCATATTATAAATAATTAAGTGTTTTTAAATGAATTTCTGAAAGTTCGCTTTGAATGTCGGATATAAATCCGCTAACCGTATCGGCTTCGTAAATGTTAATACTGTTTTCGTGGTAACTGTGATCTACTTTCCATTTACTGCTTAATTCAATTTTGCAAGTAAATTTAACCTCGATGTAATTTTGTTTCTCAATTAGCGTAAATCGTAAATCTTTATCACGCTCTATACGTCCATTCTCGATTTCGTACAATTCAAATGTAGCATCTAATATGCCTTGAATGTAATGTTTATTGATTGTCATGTTTAAAAAAAAAGGCTGCCATGAGGGATGACAGCCTAGTTTTAATAGGTTAACCGGTATCTAAAAATTCCCTCAAATTCTTAGCGGCTTACAAATATACAATTAATTATTTATATAAAAAAATTTATTTTACTGTTTTTTTAATTGCCAAACTTCAATCGAATTAAAATATCTAGTAACATTTGTGTTTGGATCTTGCCATTCTCTACCTTTTAAATTAAACTCAGCGGTTACCAGGTCACCTACTTTAATCCCATCAATTAACGATGTTTTGCCTTGATTTAATTGCACCGATACATGCTGTGGGTACTTTGTATCAAAATCCGTTGTTATTATAACCTCTACACTTTTAAAGGTTGCTGTTTCTTTTACTGGCATGATAGCCTTGATTTGTCCTGTGATTGTCATTTTTATTTGTTTTAGTTGTTAATGTTTTGTTGTTCCATTTCTAATGCTACTTTAAGAACATTATTTAATTCTTCATAATATTGAGTAATTGTTATTGCTCCTAAAGCAAGTTTACCTCTTAAATCTTCTGATTTTGACGCAAACCATTGTACTGGTGTTAAATTGTTTGTTTTCATTTTTTATTTGTTTTTAATTATTAATTGATTTATTTCGTTTTTAACTTCTTGCCAATAAGATTTACTAAATGGCTCTAAATAAGATAGTTCAGGTGGTTCTAAATTTAATATCTCATCAACTGCTATTAAAGCACATTGTTTAGATTGTTCCCATGCTTTATATTCTTTTTTTAATCCTATTGGTTGATTAATCCAACTTTCATTAGGAGTTGTTTGATAAAATTTATCCACTAATTCTATTGCTTTTTCTTTTGGTGTCATTTTTTATTTGTTTTAGTTGTTAATCTTGTTCAAGTTCACTATCTACATTTCTATTACATTTTGGACACCAATAGCCACCAAATACTCCAGGCACAAATTCTTTATCAAGGTGTAAACAAATTTCTTGATTATCTATAATCTGTTGTTCCATTTCTTTGGCTTGTTCATAATATTGTTTTTTATCAATATCATATAATGCTGTTTTTGGAATCATTCTTTCAAGTCTTTCAAATAACCATTCTACTGCTGTTTGTTTTTTCATACTGATTTGTTTTTTAGTTTATTTATTTTTCGTTGTTTTCTTGCTGCTTGTAAAATATGCTTATGAGTATCTGTTAATTGCCTTCTAAAGTCGCTAGTATTTTTACCTATCATTCTAACGGCTGTATCAAATATGTAGCCGCATTCAATGTAGTAAGCCACTAATTCTACTTGCTTGTCTAGTTCTACTTTAAAAGGGTTAATGTGTAGCTTTTCATTTGGCTTGTTACTTTCTATCCATTCGCTAGTACGGTGCATCATAACGGTAAATAAAAGGCTACTACTACCACAATTTGATGAATAGATTAACTGGTCTTCGAGTGATTGAATTTCTTTTAGCATATTAAAAAGGGCATTTAGTTTTTAGTTTATTTTCTTTAATTGTTTTCCAGTCTTTTTGTATTTTTTCTTTTATAGCTTGCCTAATGAATTGACTAAGATTAACATCGTATTTCTTTAACTGTTCAAAAGCATAGGCTTGTTGCTCTGTTATTCTAACTTTATGAATCTTAGTCTTTTGCATCGTTTTGTGTGCCTTTTTGTTGGTTTTAGCGAGTAGTTAGCGGTAATACTAATACAAGTCCTCCGAGAATAATCTGTTCCCTCGAATTTCCTTTATATCCATTACCTGATTTTCTCTCAATGCAATTACCAACGCTTCTTCACGGCTTACAAATCTGTTTTTAGATGTAAGGAAGCCTTGTTCATTTTCTCCGCTTTCAGCATCTCGCAAACCAGTTACAGCACATTTTGTATAAATACATTGTCCGTGTCTATGTCCGCTAAATACTAATCCTGTTGGGCAGTTCTTAGGGTTTGTGCTTTCAAATGGTATTTCCTTTTTAATTGGAATTTCTTTATACCAAACAGCAGCACAGATTATTCTCTCCGAACCCGTACTACCGCTAACAGCACCTATATTCAATTGCGGAGTTTCTGCTTCATTCATATTTTCGTTTTCTAACATAATTTTGTGGTTATTTAAAGTTTTCGTTTTCAAAATCCGCAACTAAATATAGCTGCAAAACGTTATAAGTAAACGGTAGCTACTTTGAAACGGTTTTAGCAAAACGCACAGCACCAACTATTTGTTTTAGCATAATAATGATAATTTTCAGTATTACAATGTTTGCAAATTTTAGTGTCAGGTTCGTCTTTTACTATTTCTAAATTCTGCTTTAATTTTTCTATTGATTTTTCAAGCAATTTAATACGTCTTTCAATAGCTTCGTGTGTTCCTTTATTTACCATAATTTAAAAGGTTTATCATTATTATTATTGTATTCATTTATCCACATAGCTATTGCACAAGCTACTCCCATTATAACTGCCATTATTGCCATAAAGTCAGAGTATTTTATTACAATAGCTGCATTAATTATATTCCAAATTAACATAACCATTAAGATTCCGTTTGTTTTAATTGTATTTTTCATATCCTTGTTTTTTAAATTAATTTTCCATAGTAACATTCGTAACCGTCAGCTTATAACAGCACCTAATAAACAGCAAGCCGATTTATTAGCTGCAAACCGTTATACGCAAGGCAGGTCATCCCTCCGAGCGACTTTATATCTATGTATCGTAATAGTTGGTTTAATGTGTGGGTATTTCTGTTCGTGTTCTATACCTCCATTCATTGCAGGGTAATCATAATACGCTTTGTCATACCAACTATTACGAATATCCTTTATCGCATCTAAAGCGGAGTTTAAAGTTTTGTAATATTTATAGTGATGCCACTTCGGTTCATTACTTAATTTCCTACCATATTTATCCCATCGGTAAGTAATTCTCAAAACTTCAAACTCCTTAGTTGATTTATCATAAGAAGCCCTGCGTATAACAGCAGGTTTGTTCAATGCCGAGTTTATCGGTTCATCAACATTTTTACTTCTAAATAACTTTTGTATAAAATTCATAATTTCGTTCTTTTAATTCGGCACTAAACAAAGCTGCAAAACGTTATATTTTACTTTTAGCTTTTAAATATTTAATGTATAATTCAAAATTAAAGTTATCCCACCACTGGGCTTTGATTATTGTTGCGATTTCCATTCTCTATACATAAAGTTAATAATTGATATGCAGGCGATTAGTAGTATTAAAGGTATCATTTTTTTAAAGTGTTTAAAAAGTTTACGGCATCATGCCAAAATAAAGATTGTGAATTATTTTCTAAAGCATTTAAAGTTAAAGTTTTAAGTTTTAAAAATTTATCTTTATTAGCATTTCTTAATTCTGTTTGCAAGGGTGATCCTTCAAATTTACTTTCTATCATTTGATTGTTTTTAAATAGTTATTAATTTTCTTTTTAATTCTCAGTCTTAATTCTGATGGCTCAATTACTTTGTGTGCCAGGTTCAACAATTCCGTTTCTAAACGAATTGGATAAACTTTTGTTTTAGGTTGCTTTTTCATTTTATTAATTTTTACACATTCTTTTTAATTCGTTTAAATCTTTAATTTTTGGGCTATCACTATTTTTTGTTGCATCAATTAACTGCATGTCACTTGTTGTCTTTGACCATTTTTTGTAAGTCACTTTGTAATGACCATGTCCAGTAAATTGAAAGTTGAAATCTGATAATGTAATTGAATTTTTCATGTTTTTAGTTTTTAAGTTATTGTTATCTGTGTACAAATGTATACACTATTTAATTAATAACCAAATTTATTTTTAATAATTTACTTAACTGCTTGATTATCAATGTAATAGTTTTTTATATAAATGGGGTTGCATAGGGTTGCGCAACTGATTGATAATGTAAAGTGTAAAGTGTAAAGTACTTTACATTTCTATATTTTACTTTTTAAAAATAAAAAAATAAAAAAAATTTTCTAGCGTGTAAAGTACTTTACACTTTTAGGTTAAACCGTTGGTATCATTGAATAAAACGTGTAAAGTAGCCATGTAAAGTACTTTACACTTTTACTTTACACTTTTATATAAAAAATAAATATTTTTGCTATTTTTTAATTTTTATCAAAATAATAGTTATATTTGCATTATCTGAAATAGGCACTCAGATTTAAGACATAGCTCAAATAAAAACATTTAAACCTTTACGGGTGTGTTGCGGGAGTTGAGCCCTGCTAGGTTGCCAAACCAAACACATCTTTAAAGGTTTTTTACATTTAAAAAAATGATAACAAAAAGAACAGATAGTCAAGGTGCAGACTATAAAAACACTAGATTACAATTATTATCTAATTGTTTAGAAGAAATGCAAGTAATTGGAATTTATCAATTAAATGACCATAAAGGTAATTTAACCGTAGTTTGGGAAAATAAAATTGATAATTACAGTATGACAAAAGTTGAGGAGTTTTGGAATGCTTTTTCTGAATATAATGTAGAACATGTAATAGTATCTACAAAACAGATTTACAATGATTTGTATAATGAACTTACAAGTAAATATTTAGGTAGTTGTGATAGGCAATTAGAAACAAATATAATTACTGTTGACTGTTCATCTGGTTTATTTGATTATGATAAATATCATTTTTACGGTGTTGATATTAATGATATGAAATTATCTAAAATAGTAAAAAAGTTTTCTAATAATTTTTATTGTGAATGGCATGATTATAATACACAATTAATATCTATTGATTATGATAACATTAAGTAGAGCTAGGCAATTATTAGATTTTAATTTATCTTTAATAACAATAGGAGATAAAAAAATTCCTAATTACCCATGGAAAAAACAACAATTAGAGCCATTATCTAAAGATGCTTTTGAGAAAAATTATATTTCAAATGATAGTAATAAAACACATGGTATTGGTATTGTTACTGGTTATAATAATTTAGAAGTAATTGATATCGATTTAAAAGTATTGCCTTCGTTAAAAGAGCAGCAGGATTTTTGGAGTGAATATATTTCTTTTTTATCAGATAATATTGATGACTTTGATAATAAGTTTTGTATTTATAAAACAGTTAATAATGGGTATCATATTCTTTATAGATGTGCTAAAATAGAAGGCAATAAAAAGCTAGCTAAATTAGAGGGTTATACTGAAGCTATTATTGAAACTCGTGGAATAGGTGGTTATGTTTTTGTTTATGATAATAAAGTATCTAATTTAGATTATACAGAAATAAAAGAAATATCTGAATTAGATCGTAGTGTTTTATTTGAGATTAGTCAATCATATAATTTTGTAGAAAAAACAAAACAAATTGAAATTGAACAAAAGGAATATACAGAATCTAAAATAAAGCCATGGGATGATTATAATTCTAAGGTTTCAATATTTGATATTATATCTGATACTTTTGAAATAGTTAGAACTATTAAGGATAAATATATTATAAGACGTTTTAATGCAACATCAGCTCATAGTGGTTATGTTTATAAAAATAGTGGTTGTATGTATTTATTTTCAACTGGCACAATATATCCAAATGAAAAACTTATAAGTCCATTTGCTGCCTATACAATTAAACATTATAACGGTAATTTTAAAAATGCAAGTAAACAAATTTATAATGAAGGTTATGGATCAAGGTTAATTAAAGAGCCTAAAGAATTAAAAGAAACAGTTATAATTAATACTAAGGATTTAGAATTTCCATTAGATATATTTCCCGAAAGTTTACAAAATTATATTAAATTATGTAATAATACTTTAGATAGCTCTATCGATTATATGGGTTGTTCTTTATTATGGATGTCAAGCGTAATTATAGGTAATTCAATTAATATTCGTATAAAAAATGGGTGGGTTGAAAATTGTAATATTTGGATTTCCATTGTTGGTAAAGCTGGTTTAGGTAAAACGCCTAGTATATCTAATATTATATTTCCTTTAATGAAAGCTAATAACAGGGAAATAAAAAACTTTATTAAGAAAAACGAAAAATATCATGCTTATAAGGAATTGGATAAAAAAGACCAAAAGAATACTGAAGAAATTAAAAAACCAATAAAAACACAATTTATTGTAAATGACATAACTTTAGAAGCATTAGTGGATTTGCATGAAGAAAGTGATAATAGTGTAGGAGTTTTTAAAGATGAACTTGCTGGCTGGTTTAAAGATATGAATAAGTATCGTGCAGGATCTGATTTGGAGTTTTGGCTATCTTCATGGAGTGGTAAATCCGTTAGTTTAAATCGTAAAACGGCAAAAAGTGCTTTTGTTGAAAAACCTTTGATACCAGTTTTAGGTGGCATACAACCAAGTATTTTAAATAGTTTTTATACAGATGAAAATAAAGATAATGGTTTTATTGATAGAATGCTTTTATCATTTCCAGAATTAGAAATAGAAAGCTATAACGACAAAGAAATATCAAAAGATATTTTAGAATGGTACTCGTCAAGCGTTGTTAATTTTTACGATGCTATTAAAAAAGATATTATTAAACGTAATATTGAAATGGAAATAGAACCAATTATAGCGGATTTTTCAAGTGATGCTAAAAATGAATGGATAAGAATTTTTAACGATATTACAAATATTCAAAATTCAGACGATGAAAATGAATATATGAAATCTATGTTACCTAAACAAAAATCATACGTTCCTAGATTTGCTTTATTGATAAATACTATTGATTGTTTTTATTCAGATAATAACGATGTTTCAACTATCTCAAAAGAAAGTGTTTTAAAAGCTGAAAAACTAAGTAAATACTTTATTGCAATGGCAAAGAAAATAAAAGTTAATACAGTTGAGGTTTCGGATATTAAGAAAAATATTAATCTTAATAAAGATAAATCTGTAAGGGATAAATTTACAGCTCTTTATAAAGAAAATCCAAAACTAAAGAAAAAAGAAGTAGCAGATTTATTAGGTATATCACGTCAAATGATTTATAATTTTATTAAAGACTTAGAAAAATGAAATTAAGAGATTATCAAATAGAAATTGCAAATAAAGCTGCTGAAATATTAACTAACAATTATTTAGTTTATCTAAGTATGGAAGTTAGAACAGGTAAAACTGTAACATCTTTAGAAACTGCTAAATTATACGGTGCTAAAAATGTTTTATTTCTAACTAAGAAAAAAGCTATTAAATCAATTTTAAAAGATTATGAGTCATTTGGTTATACATTTGGATTAACTGTTATTAATAACGAATCCTTACACTTAACAAGTGGTAATTTTGATTTAATAATTAGTGATGAGCACCACCGTTGTGGAACTTATCCAAAACCTAATAAAGTAACTAAATTAATTAAACAGCGTTACTCTAATTTGCCTATGATTTTTTTAAGTGGCACACCGCACCCTGAAAGTTATTCTCAAATTTACCACCAATTTTGGATAAGTAATTACAGCCCATTTAAAGCTTGGGCTAACTTTTATAAGTTTGCTCAAGTGTTTGTTAATATTGTGCAAAAGAATTTCGGTTATGCAAAAGTAAACGACTATTCCAATTGTAACTATGATAAAATTAAGCCTATAATGGATAATTATTTTATTACTTATACTCAAAAAGAAGCTGGATTTACTAGCGAAGTAAAAGAAAATATATTAAGAGTTAAAATGAAACCTTATACTTATGACTTAATTAATAGGCTTAAAAAAGATAAATTAGTACAAGGTAATGATGAACTAATACTTGCAGATACAGCCGTTAAATTAATGTCAAAAGTTCATCAATTATACTCAGGAACTGTTAAGTTTGAAAGTGGTAATACTATGACTATTGATAATAGTAAGGCTGTTTTTATTAAGGATAAATTCAAAGATAAGATAGCTATTTTCTATAAATTTAAAGAGGAATTTGAAACGCTAAAAGATGTTTACAAAGATGAACTTACTGATAATTTAGAGGAATTTAACACTACTAATAAATCAATAGCTTTGCAAATAGTTAGTGGACGTGAGGGTATTTCTTTAAGTAATGCAAAGTATTTAGTTTACTATAATATAGATTTTAGTGCATTAAGTTACTGGCAGTCAAGGGATAGGCTAACAACAATGGATAGGTTAACAAATGATATTTATTGGATATTTGCAGAAAATGGAATAGAAGATAAGATTTATAAATCGGTTGCAAATAAAAAGAATTACACTTTAAAAGTATTTGAGAAAAATGAATTATCAAACTAAAATAATTAAAGAAATGGAATCGGAAGGATATACGGTGCTAAAAGTAATTAAACTTTCTGATAGTGGTTATCCTGACTTACTTTGCATGAAGGTAGGACATAACGATACTTGGATTGAATGTAAGGAAAAAACAGATACTTTAAAACCTTTACAGAAATTAAGAATAGATCAATTAAACAAACTAGGTAAAAACGCTTTTTGTGTTCAAAATGGTAAAGGAGTTATTTATCCTACCATTTAATCAGATCACTTGACGAATTTAAGTTATTGACTTTAAAAAATATTTAATACATTTGTATTTAATTAAATAATTTATTTTAATTATGGATAATAGAAAAAATAACGGAGCTGCAAAAGGTGAAGATAGGGGACAAGGTCGCAAACCTAAATCGGATGAAATAGCAATGATTGAGAAAATGGATGCTACATTAGCTCCAATAACTGTTTGGCAATCATTAGCTGCTAAAGTTGAAATAGGCGATACAATGGCAATTAAATGTTGGTTAGAGTACAGATATGGCAAACCTAAACAATTAATCGGTTTAGTAACTGAAAATGAATCACTTGAACAAGTATTTAAAATAGGTGGTGTTGAAATAAAACTTTAATGCAGAAACAAGTATTATTTGAATCATTCCCTAAACAGGATGAATTTCTTGAAGCTGTATTTAGTAATAATTACAACTTTATTATGTATGGAGGGAGTATCAGGGGCGGCAAGACGTTCGCTGGATTAGGTGCTTTATTACTTTTATGTAAGATGTACCCTAAATCAAAGTGGGCTGTTATACGTTCTACTTTGCAAACATTAAAACTAAACACAATACCATCATTTACTAAAATTTGCCCTACATCATTTGTTAAAAAGTACAATCAAGAGATGCAAACGGTTACATTTCAGAATGATAGTCAAATCATATTTTTAGGTGAAAATTACGTTGATGATAAAGAGTTAAATAGATTTAAAGGTTTAGAAGTTAATGGTTTTCTTTTAGAAGAAGTAAACGAATTACAGCAAAAGACATTCTACAAATGTATTGAGCGTGCCGGATCTAATATAATTGATAAGCAACCTAAACCATTAATTTTAGCTACTTGCAATCCAACAAACAACTGGGTAAAGGAACTTATTTATAACAAATGGCGAACAGATACACTACCTGACAATTGGTTGTACATCCCATCTAAAATTACCGACAATCCATTTATACCATTGGACTATTTGGAATCGTTAAAATCAATGCCACGATATGAATATGAGGTGTTTGTTGAAGGTAACTGGGATTTACAGGAACGTACTGGAGCTGAATTTTACAAGTACTTTAGTTTAGACAAGCATGTCAAAGAATGTCATTATGAACCATCTTTACCTTTGCATATTAGTTGGGATGAAAATGTTAATCCTTATTTACCTTGCGGTATTTTTCAAATAGCTAATAAGCAAGTAAGGTTAATTAATACTATCTTAGGCATTAATCCTAAAAATACTATTAAAGACGTTTGTAACGAGTTTAAGCGTATCTATCCAGCTCATGCTAGTGGTTTATTCATTTATGGAGATGCAACATCACAAAAGGAAGATGTTAAACAGCAGAAAGGACATAATTTCTTTAAACTTATTCAAAATGAGTTAATGAATTATAAACCGATTATGAGAGTAGGCAAATCAAATCCATCAGTAGTAATGCGAGGTAATTTTTTTAATACAATATTATTTAGTAATTTTGGCGATATTGAGTTTATAATAAATCCCGAATTAAAAGATGCCATTCAAGACTTTACAAATACTAAAGAAGCTGCTGATGGTAGCAAAGATAAAGCAAAGGTAAAGGATGCAAAAAGTGGTATTAGTTACCAGATGTATGGTCATATTAGTGATTTAACTGATTACTTAATATGTGAAGCGTTTAAAACTGAATACCAAATGTACCAACGTGGCGATGTAACTCAATATGTTAGAAAAATAGGTAGTCAAATACAGCAAGGTAAAAATA